GTACAGAAGAAAGTGTTTCATCAGCATCAACATAACTTCCGCTTGTAGGTAATTGTGTATCGCCTGGTTGGCCGTTAGATAAATCTATTGTTGTTGTTGTATCTTTATTTAATTTTGTGTAATATAATAATCCTTCAGTTGTTCTTCTAAGTCCGTGAAAGGTCTCAATCGTTTGTGTTGAAGTTTCTGGTACTACGTATCCTAAAATTGCCATTAACTAATCTCCAATACACTAGCATAAGCTTCAACATCAGGTGAAGATGAATCATCATTGACAGCTGCTACCAATCTAATTTTATCGTTAGCTTCTAAATTTATTGGTTTATCCATTACTAAAGTATTTTCTACAGGAATTTGTAAAGATTTTCCTATATGATAAAAAGTTGTACCACCATCTGTAGTAACTTTTACATCTACGTTGGCCACATTTGTAGAACTTTTATTTGATATGTATAATGCGTGAATAACGGCCGTTGTAGCAGATGGACAAGTGTATAAATTAGCACTTGCATTATCAGAAGTGATAACTGTCATACCTGCATTTTTAAATGTACTTGCCATTTTTTAATTATCCTCCGAAAACAATTGACAATGCTAATGCATCATCAACCATTGCCACTGTTCCGCTTTGATTTGGTAAAGTTATTATTCTATCACTTGTAGGTTCATCAACCGTTAAACTTGTTTCAAAAGCATTTTCAATATTTCCTTCAAATACTAAATCTGCACCATTTAATACAATATCATTTGTAGTCGTAGCACCAATATTTGTAACACCTTGAAGTGTAACTGCACCAGCACCACCAACTTCTTTTACAACACCAGCTGTAGTTTTAGTATAAAATTTACCGTCAGTTACATTGAGTGCTATTTCGCCGGCTTCTAATTGACCTGATGTAGGTATTGCGGCTGCTACTTCTGAGCGTTTTGGTTTAAATACAGTTGTCATAATAAATTATTTTTTAAATATATTTTTTAATCTATCAATATAATTGTAATTTCTTCTATCTTCTTTTTTGCCTAAACTGTAACCAATCAAAAATGATCCGGCCATAACTGTAAGTATTGCGATTATGTGCCAAGCTAAAAATGCCATTAATATGTTCCTCCGTCTATTGTTGTTATTGCTACTGAACCACTTGTAACTAAAAAGTTTGCAGTAGGGAAAAAGGCAACACCAGCGTTTGATGAAGTTGCTAATTCTCCTGATATTGTAATTCTGTTTTGTGATACTGTTGTGTTAATTCCTTCGCCTGCTAAAAATTCTAAAGTATCTTCTAAGAAAACTTGTCCTATTGTAGAAGATTCATCCGCTAATCTTATAAATGGATTTGCAAGTTTGCTTCTTGTAATAGAACCTGCTAACATAGCATTTGTAATACCTAATGCTTTTACTCTTAGAGCATCACTGTTAACTTCTATTGAACTGCCATCAACTGCAACATTTAAAGTGTTGCCTGTTTTTGTTAAAGCATCACCTGCTGTAATTTGTCCAGCACCTGAAAATTGTCCTACTGTTAATGAAGTTGTACCAATTGTAGGTGTACCTTCGTGTGTGAATACATAACCATTATCAGCATTGTCTGTACCTTGTTCTACAAATACAAAAGCACCACCTGTTAATTCAGAAGCAGTATCGGCATCAATTGATCTTGTCCATACTGTTGATGATGTTCTTACGTAAATACCGTTTTCACTTTGTGTGGTTTGGTTCTTAACTAAAATTCTATCGCCGTCTGTTAATGTTACACCATCAAGTGTTGTAACAGCAGAACCATAAGTTAATGTAGCGCCTACACCTGCTGTACCGTTAGCATATGTAGCACTTAAATTTACTGTTGTAGCCGCAACGACTGAATTTTTAACATCTAAACCTTGTGATGTTGCGTCAACATATTCTTTTGTTGCAAGTGAGTCAGTAGTAAATCCTGCACGGTCTTTATAACCTGATGGAACTTTAACTGTTCCTGTACCGTTTGGTGATAATGTTAAATCGCCATTACCGTTTGTTGTTGAAATTGTATTCGCATCAACTCTAATATTGTCAACATCAACCTGTGTTAATCCTGCAACGGCCGTTGTTGTAGAACCTAAAGTAAGTGTAGAACTTCCTAATGTAATTGTAGAATTTGCTAATTTTATATTTGTAACACCAGCATCTGTTAACTGTGTTGTGCCAATTGAACTATTAGCAATTGAAAAAGATACTTTATTACCTGAAACGGCAGTTACAACTTGTGAATTACCTTCAAAGTCTAAAGTTTCTCCTGTAACAAAATTGTCTGAGCCTGTATCGCCTGTAATTGTAAAATCTGTAGTAACAGTTGCAAAAGATAAAACACCAGAACCGTCTGTTTTTAAAAACTGGCCAGTTGTTCCATCATCTGGTGGTAAAGTTAATGTGTAACTTGCAGCTAAAGTATTGGGAGCTTTAATTATAATATTATCAGTACCGTTATTAGTACCTTCATTTAATTTAATTCCGCCACCAACTGTTGTACTATTTCCTACAATAATTTCATCTACTGCTTTATTCGCATCAACGATAATAGCTGAACTAGCAGTTAAAACTCCTGGTTGATGATCTAAAGCTGCTGTAAAATACTTACCGCCAATTACAACCTGTGATGAGGCATCGCCGTTACCATCAACTGGCCCAACACCAATAAAGAGTTTGTCTCCTAATGTGTTATAAGCACCTGCAGCGTATGAATACGAAAGTTCTCCGATTTTGGCTGTAGCTGGTTTACCTAAACCACTGGACGTTTTTATTTTAATTATAGTTGCCATTTATTAATATTCTCCACCGTTAAGTGTTAAATTTCCTGTCGTTGTAATGATGTTTGTTCTTGTAACAAACTTTTGATCGCTTGATCTGTATTGTAATAAAGAGCCGTCAGCTAGTCCTTCAGTTGTTGTATCTACATCGCCTAATAATTTTAATTGTAATGAGCTGTTTTGTAATGTGGCACCAGATGGTATCGTTACAGATACTTTTTGGGGTCCAGCAGATGTAGGTGAACTGATCCTAGCAGTTATGTTAGCCATTCAAATCTCTCTTTTTACTTATATTTATATTAATTTTAATCTATAATAAAGAATAATTTAAACACTTACTTCAGGTCTAACGGTAATAATTCCTTCTAAAACTCTTGTAACTGAACCAGTACTAGAGGTAATTTCAACGTCATAGACGTATCTTTCTGCGTCCAGAGCGGTTGTTTGATTGGCCGTTAAAGAAATAGTCAAAACACCAGTTGTTCTGTCTGTAGCAAATGTTGTGGACATTGCTGTTCTTGTTCTTGTAGATGAATACCCTTTGGCCAGTTTTGCAACGGCCGTATAACCAGTCAAATCAAATACGTTTCCGTTTATGTCTTTTACGGTTATATCTGATGTAAATGTTGCGCCTTGGTCTATTGATAGGTTTGCTACAGCTGCCATTTATTTTGTTTCTTTAGTTTCCTTAACCTCTATACCTAATTCTTCTATAATTCTATTGTTATAGTATTCAGTTAAAACGTCTATTTTCTCAATTTCAATAAGCAATCTTGTCTTATTGTTTTGTATTTCTTGTCTTGCTATGATGTAGTTTTTCAATTTATCACTGAACTTAGTTTCATCATATTCTTTACCATTAATTGTAATCGCCATATTCACTCCTTTAATAGTATTATTTATAAGAGATATAAATAGAGATATGAGTTTAGATAATGAAAAAAAAGTAATTGATACCATTAGACAATGTCAACGTAATTGGGACCTTACTAAAAAAATACCACAAGAACATATAGATCATTGGATTTATATAGCTACTCACTCACCATCTAAACAAGATGAAGCCTATTATAATTTATATGTAATAACAAATCCTGAAAAGATTAAATTATTATTAGACCACACTTGGGGTCATACATTTGAAATTGCACCAGGTAATTATAAAGCCTTTACAAGAAACACACAAATGGGAGCAAACGCATATATTTTATTTGGATTAAAAGATTTGAAACAAATGACTAATGAAACAAAAGAACAATATCCTAATGGTAAGTTATTTAAACCTGAAGATGCTAGAAGAACAAAAAATAAATATGTTTCTTTAGGTATAGCCGTAGGATTAATTGCACAATCAGCAGCACGTTTAGGTTATAAAGTAGGATTTAACACAAATCATTGTGACCAAGATGTTTGGAAAAAACAATTAGAAATACCGCAAAATGAAGAAATTTATACAGGTATAGGTATAGGTTTTCCACAAGAAGGCCGTGATAGAAATGAAACAGATGAAACAGAATATATGATTTCAGAAGTTATCACCGCAAAAAATAAAAGATATAATCATAAC